AAGCTGTTGTTTAGTAGCTTGTCTTTGCACTCTTACACCTTTAGCCATAACATAGTATCTTAGATCTAAATTCATTACTGTGGTACCATGGCATACAGCCTTCATATGGGCGTTAAGTACCTGTTCCGGCCAGATCAATCTCCAGTGACCGCAACCACTGTAATCAGCATAGTAACTTAAAAAACGTGGTAGGTCTAATTCTTTCGGTCTTTCAACATTATCTTTATTCGGTGCTGGAGGAACTGCAGCAGGAACAAATGGTTGAGACACTGCTCTAGACTGAAAAGGTATATTGGCTGTCTGGCCAAAAGGTACATTAGATGCAAACATATTAGAATTTATAAAAGCTTACAGGTTAATCAACAAAGTTTACTCTACGGGTAACACCATTATGCTTTTCTAAGAAAATAATATCACCGGTTGCAGCTTTGATGCTTTCTTTTCTATGGCTAATAATAAAGATACCTTCGTTAAACTTATCGCTACGTTCCTTTAGTATTTCCAATACTAATTCAACACCTTTTTCATCCAAGCTACTATCAAATAGTTCATCGTAAATGCTGATATTATAATGCACATCACCTTGTGATTTACGCATATCCATAAATGAAAATAAGCATGCCAAATCGATAGCTTTACGTTCAGCACCGGAGAAATTATTATAGGAACATACTTTACCTTTTTCGTTAAGTATTTCTTCTTCAAAGTATTCGTCAAAAATACAAATACTATTGCTATCAAGCTTCTTAAGATAATAAGCAAGTTTACTATTAAAGCTTTGTAAGATCTTTTTAACAATATAACTTTTAACACCTTCTTCACTGACTACAAACTTAACCACATCAAGTAGATTTAAAGACTTCTTGATTCTATCAATTTCTTCGCTAATAACCACAAGTCTAGCTTTAGCGTTAGTAATAATAGTATCAAGAGAACTATCCTGACCAGTTACTTGAGTAAGAGCTTGTTTAAGAGCTTCAATAGTATCTTTTAAATCAGCAATACGCTTAGATATATTTTTATTGTTTTCGATTTTAACTTTTAAAGCATTTAGTTCACCATTTAGCTTACTAATATGAGCCTTAAGTTTATCACCTTTATCTTTTAAAGATGTAGATTCTTTATTATAATCTGACACATTAACAACGATAGCATCTACCTCACTTCTAATCCTCTTCTTTTCCGAATCAAAGAAGTCTCTATCATTTGTTTCAATTGGTCTTAAACAAGTGGGGCATACATCTTCGGTAGTACCGATTTTACCAATCTGTTGAATTTTTTGTTTAGCTTCACTATTAAGTTCTGCAACTTTAACAATGATTTCTTTAATTTTATCTTGAACAGTATCGTATGCTTTTTCTACCGTTTCAATTTCTTGTATCTTTTCAGACGTATCAATATCTTGATTTACTTCAATTTCTTTAGATAGCTTTTGAACTTCTAATTCATAGTTAGAAATTTTAGTATTAATTAAAGTAATTTGATTGGCTTGGTCTTTAATCTTAGTTTCTTTTTGTCTTTCGGACATCTGAATAGTGTTAGTAACTTCAGCATGTTTAGTCACCTCAATATCATTTGAACGCTTAACTTCATTATATTCTTCTCTAAGTTTAGATAACATTTCAGAGAATATTTGTAAATTAAATACTTGCTCAATAAACTTTCTCTTATCAATCTTACTCTTAGCCATAAACGGTAAGGTATTATTGAGCGTCATAATTACACAATTTTGAAATACTTCTGGAGATGAAGATAAAACAGCTTCGATATATTCAGTCGTATTAGCAATACTATCACGAGTTTTATCTGCACCGTTTTTAAATATATGTAGCTTAGAAGGGTTGAGAGTTCTTACAATAGTAAAATCATCATTACCTCTAGTAGAATTTACGTTAAATGAAAGTTGAACTTCACACGTACCTTCAGTTAAGTTATTAGAAATGAAGTCTTTCTTAATATCTCTCAAAGTAGTGCCGAATATAGCAAAGTACAACGCATCTGCAATAGTAGACTTACCTACACCGTTGCGTCTATCTTCTTTATCACGGTTAATACCAGTAATGATATGAAGACCTTTGGTAAATTTTACCACAACTTGCTCTTCACCTACAGATAGAAAGTTTTTAATTTTTAGTTCTTGGAATGCGACGTGTTTCATAGTTTCGAACGATTATAAAGATTAATTGTATACTCGATAACTTCAGATTTATTCTGAATATCGAGCATGTTTACAAACTCATCAATAGCTTTTTCAATAATAACACCAGATAAATCTAACTCAACTTTATCATCGACTTTAATTTTGTTATAGTTAACATCATAATCGATTCTAAGATCGTTAGGTTTAAAGACGTTCATTTTACTAACAAGAGCGTCTAAATGTTCAGTGCTGATATTCTTATCAATAACGACTTTTACAATGTTATTGGTCAATGTTTCATTAAACTCCTTATCGACATCTTTAACGTTAATGAGTTGTGAAAGGGTAATTTGTTTATGCTTTGGAGTGAAACTACATTCAGTAAATTCATAATCTCCTTTTGAAATATCTAAAGTGTAATAGCCTTTAGTCTGACCAGAATCACCAAAGTCCATTTCAAAGGGGTTTCCAACATATACAATAATGCTTTTGTTAAAGTCTTTTTCATCTCTTAGATGGAAATGTCCAGAAAATATTAAAGGTGCTTTGTCAATAAGATTACTAGGATCATCTCCATGATCGCAAATCTTAAAAGCATTCATCTTAAAATTAGTAAGCTCAAAGTGACCAAAAATTACACTACTACTAGGTATATCAGCTAACTTAGTACCCCAAGGGCAGAAAGTTAAATGTTTACCATTTACAATTAACGTTTCCATCTTATCGTGTACAACGATATTTTTTCTACCTTTTAAAATAGACAGGCTGTTAACCTCAGACGTATCTTTATAATAGCAATCATGGTTACCGGTAATGACATGGATATCAAAATCTTTTAATTCAGCTAAGAATTTATCACCAGCATCGAGAGAAATAAGACTGATTTCATCTCGATAATGAAAGAAGTCTCCACAAAAGATAATATCTCTAATACCTTTATTATGGAGATCTTGTTTGAACCATTTTACCCAATCAAGCGCGACATCAATCCAGAAACTGGAGTTTTGATGTACACCTAAATGTAAATCTGAGAATATTGCTACTTTATTATTCATTGCTTGAGCCTACATCGTCTGGAGCTTCATCATCTCCATAACCATCCGGTTTAACGTATATATTGACATCTGAATTACTGTTTAATTCCTCTTCGTAAAATCTACTTTTGTATTCATTGATAGCTTCATTATGCTTCTTTTCCTTTTTGATTCTATTAATGAAAGCGTGAAAAGCAATTGTAGTAAAATATGAAAAAGGATTATGTTCTGATTCGATGTTAAACTTATGATTCTTTACAGCTGTAAACATCTTTACAAGAGCGTCTCCTATCATCTCATCCTTGTAAGTGTAGTTAATAAAATTTGATGAGTAACTTAAACCGTTAGCAATCTTATTGAGATATTCAGCAAGAACATCTTCACCTTTACCGGTTTTATAATACTCGACTAAATTGAGTTTAAATTGTTCTGGATCTACGTAATGTTCCGTTTTTTTGGGTTTAGGACCTCTCTTAGCCATATATGTATTGATTGTAATGTGGGTACATTACTTTTCAACTATATTATTCTCAGTAAATATAATCTTTTCTAGTTTGTAAATTTCTTTACGTTTTTCAGAATGAGCAAGGCTGTATTTTAGTTTATCTGCAATGTCGTATATTATTAGCTTTTGTTTATTATCATTTAAACGTAACCCTCTACCAATAGATTGGATAATACGTATGAAGCTTTTACCTCCAGAAGCAAATACAATGTTATGTAAATTCTTGACATTAACGCCGGTAGAAAATATAGCACTAATAGCTATACATACCACGTTATCATTCTTTTCCATCTCTTGAATCACTCTAGCTCTCTCATCTACATCTACTTCTCCTCTGATAAAGTATACTTTCTTATTGGGAAGAAGTTCAGTTAAACTATTAAACATTTCCAAACCGTGTGAAATATGATTAACTAATACAAGAGTATTGTTATTACTCATTTTACATAATGCTGAGATAAGTTTATTACGAAATTTACTTGCGTAGATAAAATCTAACTCGGTTTTAAATTTATTAGCAGTTTGAGAATACTGTACTTTATCTTTATAGGTAATTTCTACAATTTTTATTTCTGCATTTGTAAGATAATTTTCCACCCTTAAATCATAGCTAGTCTTTTCATAAAACACAGTTCCAAGCTTACCAATAATGTTCCATTCATCAACTTTATTATCTGGTAAGGTACCGGTCAAGCCAAATTTATGGTTTGTTTTTATATCTGCAATTAATTTACATACTTTATTACCTTTTTTAAGCTTGTGGCATTCGTCTACAATAACCATATCGACGTTTATAAGCCAAGGATGCTGATCAAATCGACTTTGTAATACACCAATATTAGCAATAACAACGTCGCTAGTCAAATCTGGATCAATACTACCAGTCCATCTAGTACATTTAAAAGGAACACCGTAATTGTTAAAGTCTTTAAACGTTTGATCTACAAGAGTTAGATCAGGTACAATAAGTAAGATTTTTACTTTACTGTTTAGATAAAAATACGTAGATATTAATGAAGCTATAGTAAGAGTTTTACCACCACCGGTACCGACTTTAATAATACCTCTACCAAATAAGAGAGCCTGTTTAACTGTTTCTTGTTGATAATCTCTAAGTTTTAAATTTAAAGAGTCGTAAGGTAAAGCATTATTACCGAGAGAAGGTTTAATTGCTTGTTTTATTTTATCGTCGTATTTTATTTCAATTTCAGGAAAGCAACCTGCAATATATCTTAAAATCTCATAAAACATCCCAGTATCAAACAAACCGGTTGGGGTAATGCAGTAAATTCTATCGTTTGTGAATCTTCTACCAAACCGTTTCATAAAAAAAGCATTAGGATTTTTTACACTAAAATGCTCTCTTATTTCATCAAACTTATCTCCTGTAAGTCTGCAAATTCTACGGTTAGGTAAATATTCAAAATTAATCATACTACATTTGTTCTAGTTTCATTATCTCTACTATATTCTTTATATCATATGTAAGCGATGAAAACGTTTTTTCAGTTTTTTCTAGAAACTCTATGATTAATTTTTCTTCTGCAATTTTTAGAGCTAATTCTTTAACCACATCAATCTCTTCAGCCGATTTCTCAACAACCATATTTGACAATTTAACAGGAGATTGGTAGTTAATTTCAGTAGAAACTTTTTTAATTAATTTTAACTTTTCTGCTTCTAGCTTTAACAGATTACGTTTGTGATTGATAAGTCTACTAACCCATTGATGCTTACGATTAGGTGATTTTAATGCACACTCTTTAATATTAAACTCATCAATCTTAAGATCTTCTTTAATCTCTTCTATGTATTTGGTTAGTAAATCCATTACGACATTATAAATATAAATACATAAAAGTCAATGAGTATATACGGTGAAATTTTTAAAAAGATGCTTAAAGAAAATGGAGCTGGGTATGTACCGACTGCACCTAATACGGCTGGTAATGGTGGAGCTTTAGGTAACGCTGCATCAATAGGTGCATCAGGATACGCTTCTGGTACACCTGGTACAGATACATATGCTACAGGGGATGCAAGAATTCCCACATCTATATTTGGCGGTACCTTAACCAGAAACGGTCTTAAAAAGAAGAAAAAGAAAAAGAAAAAATAATGGATCTCGGCCACTGGCAAACAAAACTAGAAATAACTGAAGCTAATCTACCGTATGGTTTTATTTATGTAATTACCAATACAACTAACAATAAAAAGTACATTGGTAAAAAACAGATGAAGTCTGTTAAGAAGCTTAAGCCTTTAAAAGGTAAAAAAAACAAAAGACATTTTGATATTGAAACTGATTGGAGAGAGTACACTTCATCATCTAATGATCTAAATGAAGATATTGCTAAAGTTGGTAAAGATAAGTTTACATTTGAAATCGTTCATCTATGTGATAGTAAGTTTGAGTTAGCCTATTATGAGGCTAAAATGCAATTTGAACATGAAGTGTTAATTAAAGACGGTTATTACAACGGGATTATAAATTGTAGAATTGGAAAAGCTCCTAGAACATTATTGGAAAAGCTTTATAATAAGGCATGACCCTTGATTTGCCTGCGCATAATTTACGTTTAATAAATTTTAACCAGCTGCTAATTGAAGATTTTCAAATAGGGATTCTTAACCATTTACATACTTTTAAGCTTTTAGATAAACCTTTAAATAATTTAGATGTAAAGAAGATAATGTATCATAATCTTATACATGGGATGTGCGAGTCGTATAAGAATAGCTGCTGCAATAGACCGGTTTATATATTCAATGATACTCAGTTAGATGATTGTCTTCTTAAAGATCACTATAAAGAAGAAGATTTGTTAGCATTTTTTAACTCATTTTTTACTAAATTTGAAAAAATGCTGCCTATACCAGTTATTAAAAGTT